TGAATTGAGAGAACTGCAAAAAAAAATACAAGAAGCAATAGATATTTTAGATGAGAAAAAAAATGAGCAAGGGTGATCGACCAAGACCTATAGCGGATAAGAAAAAGTTTGATGAAAACTTTGATAGAATCTTCCGCAAGAAGAAAAAGCCGGCAGATGATAAGCCAAGCCAAACTAAACCTTAGCCAAGCCAAACATTTGTTTAGCCACTCCTGGTCAATAAGAAAGCTATCATTTGATAGCTTTTTTGTTATTTAGCTTCCTGATCAAACAAGTATAACAAAGTGTAAAAAAATGCTATAATACAGTATGAATAATCTTGGAGGATTAATATTATGTTTTTCGACGAAGGTCTTGAATTAGACTTAAATAAAATTCATTCTGAAAAAATTAAAAAATATAACTTAGACATCTATCACAGTGGAGGCGGTTGCTTCCATGTTAGAGCAATCATAGATGACGTTGAATTTTTAATTAACCCATATGTAAACGATGATTGCGACCATGCAAATGTACCAACTCCTAAACAACGATGTATATTCGGAGTTCATTACATTGAGGGGCATGGCGAGGTTTATGATGAATACTTTTTTGACAATTTTGACAGTGGTTTAAAAAAATTAAAAAGTACCGCATCTGCTATGAAATCGAAATATAAAACGAAGGAGGACTTATGAAAATTAATAAAAGAGAATGGTTCACACAATGGCAATCGAACATCAAAGATTTAGATATTCCAAGTCATTGGGAGGACTCAACATGGCACAACGATGCAACTTGTAGTTTTACAAACAATGGCAAACAAGTTTGGATTGATGCCAAAGATGTAAAAGATAGCACAGACTTTGATAACCCAAAAACATATGTGAGATTTGCCTTGATTGATATTGAGGACTATGGAGACTCTTCGGATAAAGGTATAACTTTTAAAGGCTCTGATGAAGATTGGGAGAAAGTTAAAGAAATAATGAACAACGATATGTCTATCAAAGAACAGAGGAGGACTTATGAAAACAATTAAAGAAATCGGAATAGAAAATTTAAAAGAAGGACAAACAATACAATTTGCAAAAGACACTTGGGCTATTTGTTTTAATGATGAAATTGAACTTTCAAACATGAAAGGCACAATTGCACAAAATGATTTTGCAGATAAGGAGTTAGTTCAAAAATTTAACGATGGCAAAATTTTTCAATTAGCGACATGGGTAAAGATGGAAAAACATTTAGAGGATTTCGATGAGTGGGAGAACCAAATAATGTTTACAAAAGATGGCGATGGAGGAACACAAATAGAATATCTGTTATCTGCAAAAATAATTGAGGAGGAGTCATGAAAACACTAGAACTTTTTTGTGGGACAAAATCATTTAGCAAAGTAGCAGACTCAATGGGATATGAAACTAGAACACTAGACAACAATCCAAAGTTTGACCCAACATACACAATGGACATTTTGGACTTTGATGTAAAGATGTTAAATGGTTTTAAACCAAATATCATTTGGGCATCTCCACCTTGCGAATGTTTTAGTATTGCGAGTATCAGACATCATTGGTACTACGATAAAAAAACAGACATAAGGAAGCCTAAAAGCGAAGCGAGTGTAATTGCAATCCGTAAAGTACAGAAAGCTATAGAAATTATAACTGAGCTAAATCCTCAATTTGTTTTTATAGAAAATCCAAGAGCGATGCTACGGAAACTTAAGAAGGGAAAATATTCTCCGAATACAGATTCTGCAATTGCTCAAGAAGACTTGATACCATATGAAAATACATTTGTGACTTATTGTCAGTACGGAGAAAAAATAATGAAACCGACAGACATATGGACGAACAACAAACAATGGTTGAAGGTTGCAAAGCATTGCAAGAACGGAGACTCTTGTCACGAGTCTGCTCCGAGAGGAAGCAAGACTGGAACTCAAGGGATTAAAAATGCAGAGTTGAGGGGGATAGTTCCGCCTCTGTTGATAAAAGAAATTTTAGAACATTGTGAACACAAAACTTTGCACACCCAAGATCCAAAATCTTTTGAAAAAAAATCTGAAGAGACAAAAGAAATTAACGAACCCAAGGTAATGAGAATACCTTACACATCATAAAGGAGAAAACAAAATGGCAACAAGAAGCAGTATAATATTAAACAATGGAGAAACTAGAATAGTTTTATACAGACACTATGATGGTTATCCAAGTGCAAATGGGCGAGACCTTGCTAACATAATGGCAGAGACAGTCGAATTTAACAAAAAATATGAGTCAGAGATGACTAGCGATGGAACAGTTATTACAACCATTGATGATGATTTTAGAGAACCAATACAATTTTTTCTCGAAAAATTATTGAGTTTTGATGGTGTTTTTAGGATTCAAAACTCAGTAAGTGATGACTCAGAGTATGTTTATGAGATTGGCTTTTTGCGAACTGAATTTACATTCAGAATTACTTCAAGCGATTTAGAAGATGACTACTTTTATTTCGGTGGTAAATTTGCAAAAGTGAATGAGCTTATAAAAAAATTAAACAAAGACATAGAAAATGGGGAGCTTGGCTAATGAAAACAATTAAAGAAATCGAACTGCTAAATACTATAATTAACGGAGACCACATCGACCAAGACACTCTAATTGAACTTATGGTTGCAAGCGACTGGAGTATTGATGACATCGTGCTAGTGCTTGGCGATGATGTTGAAGAGAGGGCTAGAATGATTAGGATTGAATTTAGCAAGGGACTAAAAAAAATTAAATACGATGAGTATGGAGACACCAAGACAGAAACAATAAATGAGTATGGCGACAAAGTAAGTTAGCTAGAATATCGAATCTCCTCCGAGAGAAGAAAAGACTCTTAATTGAGTCTTTTTTTTTGCTCGTGTGGTTAAGTTGTGTTGGTAATTGCCCACAATAAATTCTAGAAATGCACGAGAGAGCGAATCTGAAACACCAAGTTTAGCCAAATTTCAAAAATACTCATCAAAAAGATTTTTTTAACGATACCATGTTCCAGGATTTTTGTAGTGAAGCCAAGTCTAAATTCTAGCCTTCAAAATGTTTTTTATTTTGCATAACACTTTTGCAGAGTTTTTATTTATGCATATATATATAGCATTAAAAACTTTTAAATATCTTTTAAACATGATTTAATATAAGAATAATAATTTAATCTTGGAGGACATTATTATGAAAAACAACTACGAACTATTTGATTATTTTCTAGGGGATAGGTCGCATATGTCAATGGCATCAATTAAAAGATGCGAAGAGTTTATGCAACCTATCATCAAGAGACAACAAAAAAGCACTCTCACAAAAGAGCAAGCTTTGAGGGGTCATAAAAATGAAATCAAATAAATTTGGCTCTAATTTCTTTAACGTGTTCAAGACTATTTGCTTTTTAGAAAGTGAAATACACAGACAAGAAAAAGATAAAAATCATGATGTAAAAAAGTTAGAGAGTGACAAAAAACTTTTGAAACATTTTACTAACATTTCACTACGGAGGACACATTGAAAAAAATATTAATAAAAGATGCAAGAGCAATAACTGGAGGGCTAACTAAGACATCAAAAATGCCATGTGATACTTATTCACTAAGTGCTTTAGATTGTAAAGTTGGCTCAAAGCTAAGACTTGTAGAAGGTTCTACTTGCTTCGATTGTTATGCACTCAAGGGGAATTATAAGAGATTTCATAACTCTATTTATAAAGCAATGAAAAGAAGGAAGGCATCTCTTAAGCATTCTCTTTGGGTTCAAGCAATGGTCAAGTTAATCGAAGCACAAGCACAAAGGAACGGAGATTTTTTTAGGTGGCACGATAGCGGAGATATTCAAAGCATCAAACATCTAAAACAAATAATCGAAGTTGCAAGGCTTACTCCTGGAATCTTGCATTGGCTACCAACAAGGGAGGTTACAATTGTAAAAAGTTGTAGCTCCCTGATCCCTAGAAATTTAATCATAAGAGTATCTGCTCCAATGATTGACGGAAAAGCCCTTGATCATTTTGATAATACATCTACTGTAATATCTTCAACACTTAAAGCAAGAAAAAATGACTTTATTTGCAAAGCATCTTTTCAAGGTGGCGAGTGTAAAAAATGTCGTGCTTGTTGGGATAAAAACATTAAAAACATAGCATATCTAAAACATTAACGGAGGACAAAAACATGACATATTTAGACTTATATTTTTTTATTACATTAATCATCTTGGGAACTGGGATATACATTTATTATCCTAGTTTAGATGTAGCAATTAAGTTATTACTCAAAGGCTTTTTGATAGGGCTTTCAATTGCTTCAATGTTAATAATAATATTTAGATTTTAATATTTAAAACTTGGAGGAAAAAAAATGAGTAATATATTTTACAAACATTGGTTGAAAAGAGACGGAGGGTTATATAAAGACCTTGCATTTTATAACCATGAAGACAGAATAAAAATGCTAGATGACCTTATATCATATAGTAAAGAGTCAACAAGAGAAATTAAAACTAATCCAGAATTAGCTAAATATAAAAGTTTAATAAAGTGTAATGAACGAGCAATAAAACTTTATTGTAGATTAAAAAAATTCTGTAATAAATATAAAACAGAAAAAGCTATTGGGTTAAATCAAACAACAAAGGAGGAAAACAAATGACAACACAAACATATGCAATAGTTAGAAGATACAAGGAGAGCGAGCAGTCATCAACGTATAGAATAGTTGATAGTAAACTCTATGATGATATTAATCTCGCAAATAGCCTTTGCTCTGATTTTGCTAACAGAGAAGACAGAGAGAGAGTATCGTTTACAGTTGTTGTTATGCCTTTTAATCACATCTAAGACATAGCACAATATCAAGCCTCTATCATTTACTTGATAGGGGCTTTTTCATTATAGGGCTATAATAAAAATCCGCACAAGTTCAACCGCATCAATCATAAGAGAACATAAAGGATATAGAGAGAACACTAAGCATCTAGGGGGCTAGGGGTCATTATATATCTTAGTAGCTATTGAGTAGCTATGGATAAATAAACGTATAGCCACATCTACCATAAGCTCCATATAAATTTAAATATCTAGGGGGCTTTATGAGTTAGTAATTGATATCAATATGAACCAGTTATTTTCTCTTATCTCCAAGTATCTAAAATAAATAAAAGAGCCATAATAAGCCTATATGATGCCCTGGAAGTCCTAAAATCATGAAGTCATAATCAGATATAGGGTCACCCCTCTTGGCCACAAGCATATACAGGTGTAGTCTCATCAATGCTATGGAGGGATATTTTAAGTCTATAAGCATCCCCTAATATGCCTAGTAAAGCCAAGTATAAATTAAAGGGGGAAGAATAAAAAAATACATACAAAGACATAGTAGTTGACTTTCCTGGAAAAAAATAAGAATATTAGAAGTGGATACATGTCTTTAAAATAAAGCGTATCTTAAAACTGTTGGATATTTGGGTTGAGATCATTCCTTTTCCTCCAAGATTAGTTATTTTCTCAACCTCCACCAAATGAAAGATAATAAAAGAATTGAAGAAATCATTGTTACCCTTAAAAAGAGGCGACAAGAGAACAAACTGAATTATTACCATCCTTATGCTTTCCAGAAGCGGTTTCATGAAGCAGGCACTGATGCCAATCAAAGATTGCTTATGGCGGCTAATAGGGTGGGGAAATCGTATGTGGGCGCTATGGAGATGGCGGCTCATTTGACAGGATTATACCCTGATTGGTGGAAAGGAAAGCGATTTGAAGAGCCAATCAGAGCATGGGTATGTGGTGCGAGTAATGAAACCACTAGAGACATATGCCAAAAAGAATTATTTGGGCAGCCCGACAATCCTAGAGATAAGGGACAAGGATCAATCCCTAAGCATCTCATTGGCGAAAGTACAAGAAAACCAGGAGTGCCAAATGCACATTCCTCGGTGCTTGTGAAACATAAAACTGGAGGATGGTCTAGGGTTGCCTTTAAAGCTTATGAGCAAGGGGCTGAAAAATTTATGGGGGAGAGTATTGACCTAGTATGGCTAGATGAAGAGCCACCCAGAGAGATTTATTCACAGTGTATAACTCGTACATTGGATAAAAGCGGTCAAGTATACCTAACTTTTACCCCAGAGAACGGCATGACAGAGGTTGTGCAGAACTTTACAACGGATTTGAGACCAGGACAAGCGCTAGTAACGGCAGATTGGGAGGATGCAGAGCATCTAACAGAAGCCATGAAAAAGCAAATATTAGAGGCTTTACCACCGCATGAGCGTGAAATGAGGTCAAAAGGAATCCCTATGATTGGAAGTGGTTTGATATTTCCAGTCACAGAGGATAGTCTAACCTGCGAACCTTTCACCATACCACCCCATTTCCCAAGGATCGCTGGGTTAGATTTTGGATATGATCATCCTACAGCAGTGGTTTGGCTAGCATGGGATGCAGATGAGGATATTGTGTATGTCTATGATTGCTACAAAATGTCCAAACAGACACCAGATTTTCATGCATCGCACATCAATCAACGAGATGGGTCAAATTACATCCCTGTTGTGTGGCCTCATGATGGCTATCAGCACGATAAAGGATCAGGAGTAACGCTTGCAGAGCAATATAGGGCGGCACATGTCAATATGTTGCCATTTCACTTTGAGAATCCACCTGCATTAGGCGAGAAAAAAGGCGGAAACTCTGTAGAAGCTGGCATTATGGAGATGTTAACCAGGATGGAGCATGGAAAATTCAAGGTTTTCAATACCATGTATGACTGGTTTGAAGAATTTAGGTTATACCATCGTAAAGATGGGAAAATAGTTAAAATAAAGGACGATTTGATGTCCGCAACACGATACGCGACAATGAGTTTAAGACATTCTACTGTAGAGACTTCCAAATGGAACTCTAAGGGAAGGCTTGGACCAGATGTCGCAATAGTATAGGAGAAAGACGATGACAGCAGCAGAAAGATTTAAGAAAAGAGTGAAAGGCGGAGCGCCACATACAGTCAATAAAAAGAAGATTGTAGATGATAATCCTTATGAAGAGCCACTTGTCATGCACAAAAATAAAAAACTTCCTGATTATACACGCTTTCTTGCAGAGCCATCCTGGATGAGGAATAAATAAATGCCAGAGTTGATGAAAACAGCGACACAAATGGCTTTTAAAATACAGGAAATGGAAGAAAAATTAATATTTTTAACAGAAGAAATAAGACTTTTGAAAGAAAAAGACACAAAAACTGTTGAAAACAAACCAAAAAAGAAGAAATAGATGGCAAAAACAAAAAAAATTACCAATGAAGAATTAGTATCGAGGCTTTCATCCGAAATAGAAGCGTCTACAGGACACATGAATAGCGAATTGTCTTCTCAAAGAGAAGATGCTATGAAATATTACCTTGGCGAGCCTTTTGGCAACGAAATTGATGGTAGATCAGAAATTGTAACTACTGATGTAAGAGATACAGTCGAATATATTATGCCATCGCTAATGCGTGTTTTTACAACACACAACAATGTAGCAGAATTTGAGCCAGAAGGACCAGAAGACGTTCAAATGGCTAAACAGGCTACCGATTATGTCAATTATGTCTTTAACAAGCAAAATAACGGCTTTAAAGTCCTGTATGATGCATTTAAAGACGCACTTATTAGCAAAACAGGCATAATTAAGCATTTTTGGGAAGAAACTCAAGACGTAACGACAGAATATTACGAAAAATTAACTGATATTGAGTACCAATCTATATTAGCAAATGATGATTTAGAGGTTTTAGAACACACAGAGACAGTAAAAAAAGAAGCTGTCGAGCAACAAGGTCAAATAATTTCACCCAGGATTGCAGAACACGACCTCAAAGTAAAAAGAACTAAGAAAAATGGGCAAGTTAAGGTCATTTCTGTGCCACCAGAGGAGTTTTTGATATCTAGAAGAGCCACAGACATAGAATCAGCACAGTTTATATGCCACAGAGTCAAAAAGACTGTCAGTGACTTGATTTTAGAAGGTTATTCTAAGAAACAGATAGAAAATATACCAAGTTATTCACAAAATAACGCAGAATGGAACGAAGAAAGACTCGCAAGATTTAGTTTTGACGATGATTCTATACCGCCAGACGAGGGAACTGGTGCAAGTAGACAAGTTTGGATTGAAGAATGCTATCTTAGGATCGATTACGACAATGATGGCATAGCAGAACTTAGAAAAATTACTAAAGGCGGAGATTATATCCTAGATAATCAAGAAATTGACTATGTTCCTTTCTCAAGCATATGCCCAATGCCAATACCGCATAAGTTCTACGGCATGAGTATTGCGGATACAGTTAAAGATATTCAATTAATCAAATCTACGATTATGAGAAATCTTTTGGATAACATGTATCTGACTAACAATGCAAGATACGCAGTATTAGCAGGACAAGTAGAGTTAGATGATTTGTTGACTAGCAGACCAGGAGGCATAGTTAGGATGAGAGCGCCTAATGCTGTAACTGCTCTGCCAACACCACAGATACAACCTTATGCGTTTCAGATGGTTCAATACTTAGACGGCATCAGAGAAGAGCGATCTGGGGTGTCTAAAATGACTCAAGGCTTAAATCCAGAGGTATTGACCTCACATGTAACGTCAGGGGCTATATCAGCCGCTACAGAGGCTTCTATGCAAAGAATTGAGCTGATAGCTCGTATATTTGCAGAAACAGGCATAAAAGACGTATTTAAGTGCATATATCAGCTAATACAGAGGTACGAAGACAGAGAAAAGATAGCCTATTTGAACGGCAAATTTATACCAATTGATGTTTCGAGATGGAAAGAAAGTCTTAACTGCGTAGTAAACGTAGGTATTGGATCAGGTAGTCAGACTTCTAAATTGCAGACAATGTCTAGCATTATGAATATTTTGCAGACCTTAGTGCAAAATGGAGGCATGGGGACACTCGTGCAACCACAAAACATTTACAATGCTATCTCAGAATACATAGAACAGTCTGGGTATAAAAATGTTAACAGTTTCTTAACTGATCCTGCGACCATACCGCCTAAACAACCACAACCTTCGATGGAAGACCAGTTGTCTATGCAAAAAGCACAACTCGAAGTAGAAAAACTTAAAATGCAAGCTCAAAACGATGCAATGGATGCTAGCCTCAAGCAACAAGAACTTGAGATGAAGAAAAAGACTGCTGCGGTTGATTTTGCTATCAAACAACAAGATTTAGAACTTAAAAAACAACAACTTGTACTCAATGAAGCAGAACTACGCTTAGAAGCAGTACAAGGTAGACCTGTAGGAATAGGACCAAAATAATGAAAACATCTGGATTTGGCAAGGTGCAAAGGAGAAAACTTATCTCGAAAGAGATAAAATATTGCACTAGCAAGGGCGAAAAACACAAAAAATGTGTAGCTATGGCGCTAAACATGTACCCAAAACGTAAAAAATTACCGCTAGCATGAAAGATTTGAACGAATTGAACACAGAAATGGAGCTAATTAAGAAAGATATTTCTGATATCAAAGTAAATCACCTTCAACATATCGAAAAAGATATGAGAGAGGTTAAGATAGAGGTGTTTAGATTTAAATACATAGCCTGGACGGCTATCGTTATTTTAATCTTAGCAACAGATAAATTTACAAACTTATTGAGGTTAATGTAATGGCATACGGATACGGAAACAAAAAAAGTAACAAAAAAAAGAAAGACGATAAAAAGAAAAAGAAAAAGAAAATGGGAAGTTGTTGATGGGTGCTAAGACCAAACATTATTTTAAAACAGGCAAAGAATACAAAGGCGCAGTACATAAAATGCCCAATGGGGCAATACATACAGGCAAGACACACAGCAAAACATCAAAACCTGTAGTTCATTTCAAAGATTTGTCTGCAAGAGCAAAAAAGGTAGCAAAAAGCTGAATAAAAAAATATCACACAAAGATTTACAGCAGTTAATGTTAAAACATCGCATTTCTGTAAACGAATTATCCTTGAAAACATCAATATCACAGAACGATATTCGAGGATATTTAACAGGTAAACGACCTATACCCACACACGTTGTGGACAGAGTTTACCAAATTGGAGAAGAAAATGACCGATAAAGAAACACAAGTTAAAGATGGTAGACGAGCAAAAGAGATACTCGAAGACCCTTTGTTAATCAAATCTCATGAAGTAATCCAAAACGACATATTTCAAAAATGGATCAGAACTGATATTGAGGAAACTGCAAAGAGAGAGGCGTTATATCATTCCATAAGAGGTGTATTGACCGCACAAAGCGTGTTAGTGAACACTATGGAGAATGGTAAAATAGTTCAAGAAGAATTGAAGGGAGGTAAATAGTCATGGCTAGAGACGAAGACATCCCAATAAAAGAATCCGCAATAGGCGGTGTTCCTGTGACTGATGTAGCATCAGCGCAGAGAGCATTAAAAGAATCCAGTCTTTTAGGCGCTTCAGAGAAGCCATCCGAAGAAGACGAAGATAAAACAGAGGCACAAGAAAGTGCATCTGAACAGGACATGAAGTCCGAATCAGTTGAAACAGAAGCGAGTAACCCAGATGGGCTTACAGCAGATGACCTAGAAATAGAAGACACTGAAGAAGAACCAGAGGAACAGGAGCGCTACACTGTCAAAGCGGCAGGTAAAGAGCATTCTGTGACCCTTGACGAACTGAAAAAAGGTTTTCAATTTGGGGCTGATTACAGTAGAGATAAATCTATACTTGCTGAGGACAGGAAAAAACTCGAAGCAGAGCAAAGTTTGCTTGCTAAGGAGTTAGAAACTACTCAACAAGAGAAGAAGCGCTACTTATCACGTCTTGAGGACTTAGACACAATTGTGACATCAGATTTAAAAAAGTACGATGACATTGATTGGCCTAAACTCAAGGAAGAAGACCCTGTGCAATATGCTCTCAGAAAAGATGAGCAAAGGGACTTACAGATGAACCAAAAACAAATAGCAGATGAGAAAAATGCTCAAGCATTACAAGCACAATCTGATGCGATTGCCCAATTACAAAAAATTAA